TCTTGCCGACCAAGGCTTGAAGTCACAAGCGAAGTTGTGGATTGCAACTGCGCCCGATACTGCTTTAAGTCGGCGCGAATCTCTAAAACTAAGGGGTCAACTTCAACAGCCATTATACAACCCCATGCGCTTTGTTAAACTCGCGCAAACGCCTTGCGTCGGCCTCGCTTATTGGCTTCTTGCCATCGCCGCTATCATTGTGCGCTTCTAATGCCTCGAAATATGCGCTCATTGAAGTTCGCTCCCAATCGAGATGCAAAACACCGCAACTCGCTATTATGCTTCCTTTTGGGAGAGGTTCTGGTCGGCCTCTTCGCTTACGGCCACTTTTTTTTTAACCTCAACCCCCTCAATCACTGCCCGCACGATTGCCCACGCAACCCCTAAGCATTCGGCTATAGGGCGCACCGGAAAGCAATAATCATCGACCAACTGCTTTGCGTCTATCGGCGTCTGCCCGCCGCCTATCAAGCCGAGACGGATAGCCTCGCGTATGTCTTTTGCATGAGCCTTGCCGCCGCCCATAAAAACAGCGTCACCGTCAGCCGATAAGCCAAGGCCCGCGCTCAATTCCTCATATATTTCAAAAATGGATTTACTGCGACGGGCACCATCGGCATCTAGCCAACCGCAGTTTCTTTCCAGTTCAAATATCTGTGGCAAGAGCAATGCAAAATGATACTCGCCATCGGCAAATTTAAGATCGACGCCGGTGTCCATGGACCTTTACCTTATGGCGCTGCAACGTAAGTTAGGTCGCCTTCACCTTCAAACGTGAACTCTTGGCTGGATTCACCTTCGGTTGCGATGCTCTTGTTGTTCGCCGTCAAGATTGCAAGGCCGGAATCCGTGCCAAGCAAATCACCGCCCGCTGTGCCATCATCAGCGTAATACTCAATTTTGTAATTTACCTTTTTGCCAAAAAGGTTTGTGCGAATTGCAGATTCAATCGCTGCATTTGTCAGGCCAGTGCTAGTCGCCGTCCAACTTGTGCCAAGGATTTTGACTTTTTGCGTTCCGGGAACGTTAGGGGTAGCGCAATCACGAACGCGAGTGCTTGACGTTTCGGCAACCTGATTTACATTTACGTCAACCACACCGCAAAGCGCCGTAAACACTGGCGTTGCTGCCATGTTGCTGTATTTGATAAGAGCAAAATCATATTGGACAGGACGAGACATACTTGGGGTTCCCTTTGAAATTTGGGAAATACTAGCCCGCGTTTGCCATTTAATTTACCGCCGTCTTTTATTGTTGACCTTGCTTTTAATTGCGCTAATTATGCAGCCATGCTGATGTTCATCGTCTTCTTTGGTATATCGACCATTGCCGCATGGTTGATGCTTTTTCGCGGAATTGATTGGTTCGATGGTTTCGGATTTACTCGTCGCAATCGAGGGCGAGGATTGGCCTACATAGCCATTGGCTTCTTGCTGTTCTGCCTTAGCGGATGGTTGTGGGGGCTTTCCAGCCCCTACTAAAGCTAGTCCGATAATCGCAATGATGACGCTCCGATAGATTCCATTGCTGCGATCAAAAACCATGCTGGAAAAGCCCCCCTGTTAATCTTAACAGTGATGGAGCCTTCTGATTCTGGCAAGCCCATTGCAGTCAAGCGTTCGGCTAGTTCCTTATAGCCAACACCAGCCCTTTTTAGTTCTGCTTTCAAATATCGCTTTGCCCTATCCGCAAAGTCTGCGCTCGTTGCTGCCATGATAAGTTCCTTTATGTGCGAAACCTAACATATATGTTATTTTACCTATTGCAAGTGTCAGTTGAATACCTTACACATCTGTTATACAAGCTAACGAATACGACACATGACACACGGTTCACACTTTCTACTCTCGGCAAAAGCCCGCACACTGTCCCTCAAGACTGTGTTTCAGATGGGCGAAGATGCTGCTTACAATCTGTTTTGCCAGATGCGCTGGCCGGAAACGGATGGGGAAGCCTTTTGCCCACGCTGCGGCTGCACCGAAAGCTATAAGATCAAGTCGCGCCGTCAATTCGAGTGCAAGGCTTGCAAGCATCATTTCAGTGTTTCCAGCGGCACCATCTTCGCTAACCGCAAGCTGTCCTACACCGACTTGCTGGCTGCTATCGTGATATTCGTGAACGGCGCGAAGGGCGTTGCTGCCCTGCAACTGTCGCGTGATCTGGATTGCCAATATAAAACAGCTTTCGTGCTGACACATAAGCTGCGCGAAGCAATGGCTATTGAACAAGCCAATGTGCAATTGAACGGGATTGTCGAAATCGACGGCGGCTATTTTGGCGGATATGTGAAGCCCGAAAACGAGAAAGCAGACCGCAAAGACTTGCGCTTGAAAGCCAACCGTTCGGGCAAGCGTCAGTGCGTTGTCATCATGCGTGAACGTGGTGGCCGTTCGCTTCCTTTTGTCGTTCGCGTTGAAGGCGATGCTGTTCCTATCGTGCGTGATCGCGTTGGCACTTTGGCAACCATCTATGCAGACGAAGGCACTGGCTGGGATGATTTACACGCTGGTTGGGATACGCACCGTGTCAACCATAGCGAACGCTTCATGGACAAGGGCGTATGCACCAATCAGGCAGAAAGCTATTTCAGCCGCCTACGCCGTATGGAAGTCGGGACGCACCATCATATCGCAGGGCGCTATCTCAACGCCTATGCGGGTGAAGCGGCATGGCGCGAAGATCACCGCCGCGTTGATAACGGCAATCAGGCCGCAATGGTTGGCGCTGCGCTTATGTCGGGTGGCGTTAGCCGTCAGTGGGCGGGTTATTGGCAACGGGCGGCTTGACTCGACTCTTCTACTGAACGTGCTAACTTGGCGTAATCTAAAACTAAGATAGGCCAACCATGACGGACCCTAACGGCGCAATAATCCCTGTTACTTGCCAATGCGGTAAAAAGTTCAACGTGCCTATCGGGGGGCTGGATTTGGAGACACTTGTTTTTACTTGCCCCAATTGCGGCACAAGAGACCAATTCACCAAAGAGCAAATCGCCAATATTGTCGCGCAGTATGACACGATTGTCGCTGAGGGCCGCCAAATCGCAGTCGATGAACTCAACAAGATTAGCAAGAGGTTCAACCGCAGCAATAAACGCCGATAGAGATTCTATCGACGCCATCATTGGGGACAAATCCCACGACACTTTACCTATTTGCATAGTCATAGATATTCACCTTTTCTATTTAGCCTTTACCGCCGCTCAAGCGCCCACTGCTTAGGATGCCCGTCAATCAGTATCACACCGCCCCGCGCAGCCTTATTGCGCAGCGCACTGTTGAAGCTGGAACATATCAATTTCAGATTGTCATAGTCCGGCTTTGGCATGTTGAGCCTATCCAGCACCATAAGCACGATCTGGCGGGTTGTTAGCGGCTCTGTGGCGTCTCTAAGAATTGCCAATGCCGTTCGCATACCAGCGCCACGGCTAGGCCACCTAGGCGGCTTGTGCGGCTTTCTGGCCTTTACACCATCGGCGGTCCATTCATGCCTGTATAGCCGTATTACCGCTTCTATATGGGCAAGGCTTTGACTGTGCGAATTAGCCTGTCTCTCGGCTTGCTTCAAATGGCCTAGTATCTCGGCATACTTGTCAAACAAGGCGGATAGGACGTGGGTTTCTGCCATCCCGCCTTATCCCGCATTATCCCGTTAAATTCTAGCAAGCGTTTCCTGTAACTGATACATAATGCCGGTCATCCCCGAAATAGCTTTGTACTATGACGGCTCAGGCCAACACCTTCTTTGCGCCTCTGCGGCTTTGCGTGATGTAAATTGCATCCAATGCCCGGTCGCTGGGAATTGGGTTGGGGTGGTGCATGTTGCGAAGTTAAGCCCCTACCCTTTAGGCGTGGAGGGACCAGTCCCCCGGACTGGTCCGAGAGGCTCCACGGGGTTGGGGTGGGGTATATAGGTTTACGCAACGCCGACAGGCCCCACCCCTTCCCTCCCCTAAAGGGGAGGGGTGATTTAGGGAATTACCGAGACATCTGCGTCATCCCCGAAATAGCTTTGTCCTATGACGGGTCGGGCCGACACCTTCTTTTTGTCTTCGCGTCTTTGTGCGAGATTATATTGGCGCTGGGTTTCCATCTGCACGAACGCGGCGTGGTGCGTGACCGATAGGGCGCAACCCCTCACCCAGCTTCGACTAACGAGCGAGCTCGTAAGTCTGCGCAACCCTCTCCCGCATGGGGAGAGGGGCCCACCCGGATCGCCTACGGGAGGGGAATGTTGATGCGGTTTCGCGTTTTCCAACATCGGTTTCTCATTCTTCGTCATGCTGAACTTGTTTGTGCGATGCACGCCTTTGGCTCCAGCATCTTACTATTTCGACGTGGGAAGTAAGATGCTGGAGCCAAAGGCGTGCATCGCACAAACAAGTTCAGCATGACGGGTTTAGAAATTCTCTGCGTTCTCGGTGCCTCTGCGTGAATCTCTTACCCCCGCCTGATGCCCACCCCTAACCCCTCCCGCCTGCGGGAGGGGAATCTCGGCGCGACTTCCGC